AAGGTAATTTGAGGATTACCAGTTAAATAAACATCCTGTGCTCCATATGCTACTAATTGAAGAAGACCACCACCCATTTACGCTATATTCTTTATACTATTAGAGGAGAAAAAAAAAAGACTTTATAATCCATTTAATCATTAATTAACAATTAAATAAATATAATTTGATAATAAAAATTTAATTAGAATATGCTAATCCACCCATTCCAGATAGAATACGTAAAACATTATAGTTTACTGCATATACATTTAAAAATGCAGTATCTCCGGATAAAACTTCACCATATTCAATATTAAGTGTTGCTGTATCAATACGAGACATATTTAAAGTCCCGCTAGGTTGATGTTCTTCGGGTTTAAGAGCGAATGAATAAACATTAATACCAGCATTTGTTGGTATATTCTCATGATGTTGATACGGTTGAACTAAATTAAAATATGACCCTGTGCGTTCGGAGAAACGTTCATTACCATTAAGTGTAAGTTTTGCTTTTTTAACCATATTAGTTGTAACCGCATTTGTGTTTGGTATATCGCGTAAAGAATCAGCTGATTCTGTTGCACTATTATAAATATAAGGTAGTGTTATATTTCCATTAGTTGTACTATAACCAGTATAATTAAACCAGTTAATATTATTAATATGCGCGTTTGCCCCATTTTTCTTAATAAACCATACAAGTTCTTTGCATGGATGATTAAAAGTCAGTTTAGGATTTATTTTTGAACCTGATGACCCTGTCGGAACCATTTCTGAACCTGTAAATTGTAATTGTTCTATTAAATATTCGTGAGATAGTTGTGCGAATCGTCGACGTTCATCTGTATCTAGGAATATGTAGTCAACCCATAAGGTGGCTGTAGGGAAAGAATTAGTTCCTGAACCTGGTTTGTCGCCCGTATGCCCGGCGCAGTTATCGCCAGTTTCAAATTGAATATTAAGTTTAACTTCGTGATATTGAAGTGCAATTAAAGGAAGAGCAAGGCCAACATTACGGCAAAACCAAAATTCTAAAGGTATATAAAGTGTTTTACCTGAAAGTTCTCCAGAAGTAGTATTTACAGAATTTCCAGACATTCCTACCATTTTATTATAACCATCGCGCTTTGATTTTGGTAAAGCAAGTTCATTCCATATATATAACCAATGCGAATAATGTTTATCTATTTTTTGACCACCAATCTCTATTTCAACATTATTAATTAAGCGTAGTCCATAACCTGAGCATAATATTCCTGGAGTTGAAGGCATGAGAAGTGATAAATACATACGATGAATTAAATCACCATTTCGTGATATTTGGCAAGTAACACGATTGCCATATGCGGGGGTACCATTAAATGTTTGCGCAATTGCCTCAATAGCAAAGTTAGTATGTCGACGATATACAACTTTGAAAAAGGTAATTTGAGGATTACCAGTTAAATAAACATCCTGTGCTCCATATGCTACTAATTGAAGAAGACCACCACCCATTTACGCTATATTCTTTATACTATTAGAGGAGAAAAAAAAAAGGATTAATACACGTATTATATTTAACAATTATAATAAATTTGTAAATATAATATTAATTGGAATAGGCTAAACCGCCCATACCTGATAATATACGTAGAACATTATAATTAACCGCATATATATTAATTCCATCATATTTAGTTGCTGTTGTTGCTGCTAAAGTTACTGTGGATTTAACGTTAACCATAAGAGTCGCAGTATCTATACGAGACATATTTAAAGTTCCACTAGGTTGATGTTCTTCGGGTTTTAGCGCGAATGAATATACGTGAATACCTGGATTTGATGGTATATTAGTATGATGTTGATATGGTTGCACATATGAAAAATATGTTGCTTCACGAACGCTAAAGCGGTCGTTGCCATTTAATTGTAATATGGCATCTGCAAATGGAGAACTAGCAGTAGATACAGGAGTAACACCAACCATAAAATTTGAAGTATTAAAAACTGTATTTGAGGTTTTTGCAGAATTATATGGAGTTTGTGACATAATATATCGCGAAGTATCAACTGCATCAGTATCTGTATAATTATACCATGATGATTTCTTCTGATAATTTGATGGTTTAGCAACCCATACTAATTCTTTACAAGGATGATTAAAGTTGAGTTTAATGCGATTATTTACAACAACGCCTGGGGTAGCCGAAGTATTAGAAGGAGCCAAAAGAGTTTCAGTTCCTGTAAATTGTAATTGCTCAATTAAATATTCATGAGATAATTGTGCAAAACGACGACGTTCATCAGTATCAAGGAAAATGTAATCAACCCATAAAGATGCTTCAGTTATAGAAGGTGCAAGTGTTAAGTCAGACGGATCTATAACCTCTGAGCCAGTATCACCTCCTAAAGTAGTAGATTCCATTATTTTTATAAAACAATTACTTTTAGTTTCAAATTGAATATTTATTTTAACTTCATGGTATTGAAGTGCTATTAAGGGGAGTGCAAGACCAACGTTGCGACAAAACCAGAATTCTAAAGGAATATAAAGATTAGTTGATTTTTTCCATGTTAAATCTTTGTCTGCACCAACCATAGTATCATAACCATATCGTTTGCCTTTTGGTAAAGAAAGTTCATTCCAAATATATAACCAATCAGAATAATGTTTATCTATTTGTTGCCCACCTATTTCAATAGTTACAGATTTAATGAGACGTAAACCTATATAATTGACATATCTTGGTCCTGCGATTTGAGTAATAGCCGGGGTTGTGAATGCAATTCCATCTAATGCAGGTAATTTTACTTGAAGATAAACGCGATTAATTAAATCACCGTTGCGCGATATTTGACAGGTTACAGTTTGTCCATAACCGGGTGTTCCATTAAATGTTTGTTGAATAGCTTCAACGGCGAAGTTAGTATGGCGACGATATACAACCTTGAAGAAGGTAATTTGAGGATTACCAGTTAAATAAACATCCTGTGCTCCATATGCTACTAATTGAAGAAGACCACCACCCATTTACGCTATATT